AACATATCATCTTGTGTTGATGTATCTCCAATAGTTGTTTCTGTTCCAAAAAATACTAAGTGTCTATCCGGTGTAGATACTAACATGTGTCTAGATGCTGTTGGTGCACCAGATATAATTGTTGCTCTAATTGTTTCTGCATTTGTTGCAGCGGAGTTCCATTCAAAAACTGCACTATCGTGAATTAAACAAATTGCTTTATCACCAAAGTTATCTAGTGACCACATACCAGGTTCAAGAACTAAGTCACCTGATGCTGCTTCTCCCCATGCTACAAAGTTTGTTGTGCTTGTAACTGTTGCGCCACCACTGTGTGCAGCTTTTGTTGTACCTCTTACTTCTCTTGTTACACCTGTAAGTTCATTACCAGATATACCTGTATAAGATATTTCTTCGTTATCTATTTTAATAAAGTTTGTACCTGAGTCTGGAAATTGAGATACATCACCTAATATAATACCAGTAGTAACAGTATCATTAATACCATTAGTTAGTGTAGTTGTAGGCTCTCCTGCTACTTCTCCACCCCAAGATCCAAGAGACCAACCAAAACCTTTTGCTTGTACTGCTGGTCCTACAGGATAATAGTGTTGTACTCTAATACCACCTGATGTTGTTGCACCAGAACCTGACTCATTTGATGGCATTGTAATTGTAATAGTTGTGCTTGATGGCACAGTTGTGACCATAAATTTTTTATCATTAAAATCAGTAGATGAATAATTAGAATTAGTTATTGTGCTAAAATTATCTAATAAAACTATATCTTGTTCACTTATATTATGAGGAGAACTAAATGTTATTGTAACAGTTGGTGATCCGTTAGTCGTGCTAAATGCATTAGAAAGAGTGTTTGTAGATTTAATAGGATGTATGTCATAAAATACACCGCCTGAATACGCATATAAAATTCTGTTTGTACCAATAATTGCGTATTTTCTAGCCTTACTATTTACAAAATGATGAAGACCACGACCTGCCCCAGTAAGAGCATCATCCCCTAGTTGTTTCCAACCACCTATCTTTTCAGGTGTGCCATATCTAAAACGAACATTATCACAATCAATCCATTGCCCTTCGGCTCCTGTAGGTGTGATTTGTTTATTGATGCCTGGTTGAAACCCTATCTTTTGTAACATATAACCTCATTCTATTACATATTCCTTATTGGTGGAATACCCAATAATGGTCGTTTATCAAATTTATTTTTATCGGCGAACGGACCATTTCTGTGGTTATAATGTAGAAATACTTGACCACAAACCTGACCTTCAAATGGCTCTCGCCAATGTTCGAGTTCGCAACCACTATATACTAACATATCACCTACTTCAAGCAAGACTTTAGTACCCTTTGGAGCGTTTGGTTTATGTATATTCTTGTATTCATCAATAACAGTATCTGCACCTGTACCATCTATAAAAATAGGCCAAGGATCACCTCCTAGGTTTATAGTAGTAGATATCTCACAACTAGGTCTATCTTTATGTCTTTTTAATTCGTCTCCATGCTTATATAATCTAGCGTATGAATAAGTTGGAATTAAATCTAAACCTGTTTCTTGTTGCATTACTGGTAATACTTTCACTAACAAAGTCTCCATTACAGGATCAGCATAATGAGAGTAAGTGTTTGGAATCTGTTGATCTGTCCATGTCCCTAATAAACCTGTATCGTACGTAATATTGTTTTGATACATCCATGCAACTGCGTCACGTTTAAGAAGAAAATAATTAAAAATAAAATTAGCTAACTCGTAGTTAACTGCTTTTTTAATTACTTGATATTTATTGAAAGCCATCTTGTATAAAATTAAAACTTACTGATATTCTTATATCATTTGATTTATTAGGTTCAACAGAGTGCCATAACCAAGAAGGGAACATAATTATTCTACCTTCAACACTATCTAAATGCACTTCTCTCCATAAATGTTTTGGTGGTTGACCTTTAACTCTTGAAGGCATGTTTGTTTGTATTCCTGGTCTTGGGTCGTACAGAACTATTTTACCACAGTTTTCTTGTGTCTTTACATAATACACACCACTAAATAAACTGTTGGGGTGTATGTGAGGTTTATTATAACCACCAGGATAATTTATATTAGCCCACATATTACCAAGCTTTGGTTGCCTATTTAACCATTCTTCTTTGTATATTTGATGTTGCATTTTAAATAACTCATCCACCAGTAATTTAAATTGTGGCATTTCATGCATGTTAGTTTGACTATGCCAACCATCTACATTTGTTTTTTTTACACCTTTGTCTTGTTTAGACCAATCAACAATATTATTAGTTAATTTTTGATTATCTAGTTTAACATCTTCAGCATGTATAAGTGTTGGAAAAAATCCTTCGGTTATCATCTAAAAGGTTTACCTCCAAACCAACAAACTAAAGACTGTCTTGTACCCTTAGTTACTGGATTAACTCTGTGATTTAAAAATGATGCAAATACAATTGCATGACCTTGTTTAAGTTCTGCAAATTTACCTGGTGCCATAAGCTCTAAATCTCCTCCTTTAAACTCTGATGGATCATTAAGTAATAACGTCATTGATATTTTTCTTACGGGTGGTTCATGTTGCATGTTCACATCACAATCCATATGCCAATCATAAAACCCACCTTCTGGATATTCTGTAAACTGTGCATTCTCTGTTACTTGTATATCACCAAAACCAAAATGATTTTCATTTGCTGTTTGTATAAAATTATTAAGATCACGATACATGTGTTCCATTTCTTTAAATGGTATCCAAGATATTGTAGTCACTCTTTTTTTAGTATCTACACCACCCCCTGGTTTATTCATACCGACTTGTGCAGTTTGTGGTGGTTGACGTCTACCACATTCTATAATCTGTCTACATTGATCTGGTGTAAACAATGGTGTAGTAGTTTGAACTATCCAACTTTTCCATTTAGGTTCTTTGATGTGTCTATTTTCGTACATTAATTTACTCCTCTGTTTCTAATTGGGTCATACTGAACATCCATATTTGCAGCAAGAGTTCGTCTAAATCCTGGGCCATTAAAAGGATACACGCAGTGTCTCATATCATATGGAAAGATATAAAAATCTCTTTCTTTAATATCTGGTTGATAATCTATATTTGCAAAATGCCCGTTAGTTGAACCTAATATTTGTAATCTACCATTTTGTGGTTGTTCCGTTGCAGAATATTCTACACCATAGGATTCAGGTAATTTTAAAATCATAACAGAAGATAAACCTGTAAACAATGATCCTTGGTGCACGTGCACTGGATTGTATTCATGTTGAAGCATTGTGTTAACCCATATAGAATTAAAATGTAAGTCATATTGTTTAACTTTATTCCATTCTAGATAGTGTTTAAACTTTTGTTCAAACCAACCTAATACGTTATCAGGTAAATGATTGTGTCTAGTCATTTTAGGACTGTCTTCACCATTAAAAAATAAACTATGTTCTTTTTCAATCTTACCAACTAATTGTTTATTAGCAGGTTTTAACTCAGGATATTTTGTTTCGTAAATATGATTGATTGTATTAAACACATCAAGTGGCACTTGATATCTCAATACTGACTGACCTAAAAATACAAAACTAAAATCTGATGTGTCCATACTTTTGCCTTATCCTTTCTGGAATTTTTTCAATGTAAGGATTGTACTTTTTTCTAACAACCGTTTTTATTTTATGCATATTCTTTCCTACAATCTTATCGTCGTAACCCATACCATTAACTTCAACTTGTTTCAAGTTTTCAAACTTGTGGTTATAGTAAGGCTCTCCTATAAACTTATATATTTTTCTAAACTCTTGTTCTGGTTGTGAAACTAAATCATCATATTTTACAAAATGACATATATCTGGATAATTAAATGCATTTTTTATAGCCTCTAAATCTTTTGCGACTGCACCATCTTTATTCATAACCATCATTAACTTTTCTTCATCATTTTTTAAATTATATCTATTAACAAAGGAGTCAGAATTTTCTGTATACCACTGCATATAACTAGCTAATACATCCATTAAATCTCTGAGTAATACTATACATTTAAAAGGGCGTTTAAAATGTTTTTGCATCAATTGAAAATTACCAGGTGTCATAACAGGTCCACGATCAATAATAATACGTTGTGGCCAATCTTTATAATAAGTATCAAACACAGAATCTAAAACATTGTCTAATGATTTATGATCTGGATAATTTAAAAATACATCAGTATTCTTTAACAAAAATAAATCTTTCATTATCTCTAAAGTAATAGAGTTAGGTGTGCACACTATCTCGGGGTTTTGATTTATAATACTTGCAAATAAAGTATTACCTGATCTGGGTTGTGCTACTAAAAATAAAAGTTGTTTATTTTTCTTTTGCTCCAAGGTCACTAGTTATCTGCTCTTTCTTGTTGTAAATCATTTCTCCTGATTTTTTTACTCTTTCTATAGTTTGTAATTGACCTAGTACATTAAATACTTCAGGTTGACTTGAACCTGATGTTAATGTCTCTGCTTTGTTTTTCATAATTAAATGATAAGAATCTAGTTGGTGTCTGTTAACATCTTGTGTATCAAAAGAACCATCGTCAAATTCTTTTTTAAGAGTTGACCATAATTTAATTTCTCTCATTCTGTCACGTGCCACTAATTGCATATTAGCAAGACCATATCTAGCTTCATCTAAATCTATTTGATATTTTTCTAATTTGTATTCGTCTTTTTCTGTTTCAATTTTTTTCTCTAACCATTTAACTTTAGCCTCTTGTCTTCTACATTCAAAAGATAAACTCATTAAGTTTTCTAAAAATACGTTTTGTTCTCTAACACACTGCCAATACTTTGCAGCTTTAGTTGGATACTTCGCATCTTGCAACACAGACATTCTCATTTCTGTCTCTGTTCTAAATACTTGTTTTTTGGTCCATGTGTCACGAAGCTCGGCTGTCATAGCCTTAAACTCTTTGACGTCCTCTGGATCTAATAAATTATTTAAGCTTGGTGCTTCTTTTTCAATAAGCGCATGTATATTTCTTTTTTCTGTCATAGTAATCCTTTCGTCAGTTAATATAACTATTATTAACTAGTTGTCAATGTCGAAGCGGTAGTTTTGCTATCAGGTTGCCCTGTCCATTCATATGCAACGTTGTTCACTAATGCTAAACTATTTGATGCAGCACTTCCACCAGGTCCAGCAAAAGCAGCTGGTCCAGATACAGCATTGTTAGCTATGTTTGACCAACTTGATCCATCAAACCATTCTGTTGCAGCTGTGCTTCCTGGAGGAGGAGAATACATATAACCGCCCCCACAAATAGCTAACGTTTGTGTTCCTGCACCCATAGCTGCGTTTCTTGCAAGTGCCATATTTGGTCCTGCTGTCCAACTAGAACCATTATAAAAAAATGTAGTAGCGTAATCCGCTGGTGGATCATTGTGACCCCCAAAATTAATTGCTGCTGTTTGAGTTCCTGATCCCATAGTTCTTGTAATACTTGAAACTGGATGACTACCTCCAGCTGTCCAAGAAGAACCATTGTATTCTTGTGCTACGTTAGTGTCTGAAGTAGGAGGGTTTCCTGTTTGTCCAGCCCAAAGTAAACCTGCTGTTTGAGTTCCTGCAGAAGCTCCTAATTGTTGTGTTTGAGTCATAGTTCCTCCAGCTGTCCAAGATGAACCATTATATTCTTGAGATTTATTTGTAGATTGGTGAGGAGGACTTTGATTTTCTGCCCCTCCTGCATGCAAACCTGCTGTAGTTGTTCCCATACCAAAACCAGACATAGCATAAATAGGTAAAGCTGATGCATTTGTCCAAGAGCTACCATTATAAGATTCAACATTGTTTTGAGCTTGAAACTGCGGTGAAGGTCCTCCACCTCTATAACCACCAACAGCTAACATTGATGTTGAAGACGTTCCAACTATAGAAAGAGTTGATCTTGTAGTATTTAAAGTTCCACCACTAGCCCAAGCTCCTGTTGTTTCTACATTAACACTAGAACTATATTCTTCTGTTGCTACGTTTCCACTTGGTGGTGGACCTCCTCCAAATTTTAATCCTGCTGAAGCATTTCCTGCTCCACCTAATTTCCATTTTCCAGATGCTAAAGATGCTGGTGAAATTATCCAAGTATTTCCATCCCATTCTTCAGTTTGTGTAAGCCCTGTTCCCGCTGGTGACGCACCTCCAAATGTTATACCGTGTGAAGTCGTTCCATTCGCTGCAGATGCAAGTGAATAAACAGGTGAGTTTAAATTATTTATTGATGTCCAATTAGTTCCATCATATTGTTCTGCACTATTTATTCCTGGTTCATTACCTCCAGCTACTATTGCAGCAGTTTGAAGTCCAAAAGCCGTTGCAGTTGATCTTGCAACACTCATACTTCCTGGACTTGTTGTCCAATTAGTTCCATCATATTCTTGAGTAACTCCTGATACGCCTCCTGATGGAGGACTACCACCACAAGTAACAGCTGCTGTTTGCGTTCCAGCTGCTGTAGTATCTCTCATTGCTGTAGGCATAGTGTTTTGAGCTGTCCAACTTGATCCATCGTATTCTTCAGTTAGAGCTGATGCTGCGCTAACAAATCCACCAGCAGCTAAACCTGCTGTTTGACTTCCTGCTCCTCCCATACCCCATCTAGCTGTATTTAAATTTCCACCAGCTCTCCAAGTAAAACCACTATATTCTTCAGTTTGATTTTTATTAGATCCGCTGTATCCACCAAAACCAAGAGCTGCATCTTGCGCTCCACAACTACCTATTAAATATCTAGCAGTTCCCATGTTACCACCACTAGACCAAGATTTAATTTGTACTAATGCTTTGTTTGCACCTGAGGTTGAGTTATACCACACCTGTCCTTCGGTTGACGAATCTGTTAACGTCGGATCCGAAGATAAGTATCTTACCCGTGTACCATGTATACTCTCGTATTCAGCCATTTATAAATTCCTTTATGGGAGAGTAATATCAGTTGGTCTTGGATTCATATCGGTTTTTTGCTCTTCAGGTAAAGCGTCCCACTCAGCTTTTGCAGCTTCTACTTCAGCTGTAACAAGAGCTTGAGCTTCTGCTTTAGTCTTTTCAACACCGTTCTTTTCAGCTAACCATAAAGCGCCTTTTTCGTTGTTACCAACAACCCAAACGTCAGCGGGATATCCTCTAAGAAAGAATGCTCTTCTGTCTTCTGCAGTAAAGAATCCTTTTCCAGTGTTTGTAGCAGTACCATATATAAATAGTGCCATAATGTTTACTCCTTTGTTATTCTTATATAGTTAATCTTGTTAATTATCAACTAGTACTTATTGTTTTAATATTTAATGTCGATGTACCACCTGTAAATTCTTCTGTTGTTGTTAAAGCAGGATATCCTCCAGCTGCAAGACCCGCAGCCTGTGTTCCTGAACCACCAAGACTAATTCTTCCTGTAGCTAATGGTGCACTTACTTGCCAATTAGTTCCATCATATATTAATGTTTCAGATAAAGTTGCTGCAGATGGATTATAACCACCACAAACAGCACCAGCTGTTTGAATTCCAAAAGCACCCATACCTCTACGAGCTGAAGGGACACTAGTACCCGATGTCCAAGAAGAACCATCATATTCATACACTGCAGATGAAGCAGGATAACTTCCACCTACACCAACACCTGCTGTTTGTGTTCCAAAACCAGCCATATTATTATTAGTAATTCCATAATTTCCACCAGCAGTCCAATTAGTTCCATCGTATTCATATGTTGTATTTACTGTAGTTTTATCTGAGTTTACGTTAGTTCCTGTGTATCCAGAAAAAGCTAGACCTGCTGTTTGAGTTCCACAAGCACCATGAGCAAATTTTGTTGCTGGCATATCTCCACCATCTGACCATGATGTTCCATTATATTCTTCAGCTGTAGATAATATTCCTGCTGCAGGGGATGATGGTCCACCATTTCCACCACTAACTAATCCTGCTGTTTGAGTCCCTTGAGTTCCAAAACCTCCACCTCTTCTATACAAATTTAAATTGTTTCCTTCTGACCAAGATGAACCATTATACTCTTCTGAGTTATTAGTCATTGCATCAGAGCCAGGAATAATTCCACCACTCATTAAACTTGCAGTTTGTGTGCCTGCTGTTTGACCTTCTGATCTTCCAGTATTCATAGCACCACCACTTGCCCAAGCTGCCTGTGTAATAGCGTTTATTGTATTATTAAATTCATATGAAGTACCCACTATGTTAGGAGCAGGTGCTGTAAAACCTCCAGCACTTAAAGCTGATTTTGATGTTCCACTTCCATGCATACTTCCTGTTGCAGTAGCTAAAGTAGCAGATAAAGTTGTCCAACTACTTCCATCATATTGTTCTGTGACATTAAAAAATGTAGGCGGTCCTGAATATCCACCAAAACCTAAAGCAGCTGTTTGAGTTCCAGCACCTCCAAGTCTTCTTCGTGCTTGATTCATATTACCACTTGCAGTCCAAGAAGATCCATCCCATTCAAGTGTTACTGCTTTAGGTCCTGGGGGTTTACCAAATCCATCTAGATAACCTCCTCCAAATATTACTCCTGCAGTTTGTGTTCCACAACTTGCATTAGTAAAAAGTATACCTGGAACATTAGAAGGAGATGATAAATTAGTCCAATTAGTTCCATCATAAGATTCTGTGACAGCTGTACCTGGACCACCACCAACAGCTATTGCTGCAGTTTGAAGTCCGAAACCAGCGACATATGATCTAGGATTATTCATAGCATTAGCAGCCGTCCAAGAAGATCCACCGTATTCTTCATTGCTAGCTAACACGCCACCCGTTGTATAATTTGCTCCACCAAAAGCTAAAGCTGCTGTTTGTGTTCCAGCTGCTCCCATTCCTTCTCTAGCTTGGTTCATATTTCCAGAGTTAGAAAAATTAAAACCATTGTATTCTTCTGTAGCAGCTGTATCAGGATTTCCATTTGGTGCTAATCCACCACCAAATACAACTGATGCTGTTTGTGTTCCAGCTGCTCCTGATTCTCTTCTAGCAGTACTTAAACTTCCAGTAGAAGACCATGTGCTAGCACCAGCAATATTTTTAAATTGTCCAGCTGTGCTATTATACCAAATCTGTCCTTCAGCTGTATCATTGTCTGGATCAGTAGTTATAAACTTTATTTCTTTTCCTATTAAATTTTTATATGTGCTCATAATTATGTACCCGATGTTACTGTTACGGTTGCTGTAACGTCTCCTGTAAATTCTTCTGTAGAAGCTGTTGCAGATGGATTACGACCTCCAAAAGCTAAACCCGCTGTTTGTGTTCCAGCCCCCGCTAATTGTTGTCTTCCTGTTGCTAAGGATGATGTGGTTGACCAACTTGAACCATCATATTGTTCGGTTGTGACTACAGCACCTGGTGAACCTCCAAAAGCTAACGCAGCTGTTTGTAGTCCGCATCCTCCCAAAGAGTACCTAGCAGTTCCCATAGCACCACCGTTTGTCCAAGATGTACCATCATATTCTTCAGTTAAAGCTGAAGAACCACTATTATAACCTCCAAAACCTAAACCTGCTGTTTGAGTTCCACAACCTGCTAAATTTTCTCTACCTGTAGACATATTGTTTTGTTCTGACCAAGAAGTTCCATTATATTCCTCTGTATCTGTTGTAATACCAGGACCAGCTTCTCCACTAAAACCTAAAGCAGCAGTTTGTGTTCCAGCACCTGCTAATCCTCCCCTTGCCGTCCCTAAATTATTTTGTTCTGAAAAAGATGACCCGTCATATTCTTCTGTAGCATCTTGTTTAGATGGAGGTGGGATTAATCTACCACCAAAGAATAAACCTGCTGTTTGTGTTCCTGCAGCGCCCATCATTTGTCTCGCTGTGTTCAAATCATTTTGTTCAGACCATGATGACCCATTATATTCTTCAGCATTTCCTAATACACTATTAGATGGGTTACCTCCAGCACCTAAACCTGCTGTTTGTGTTCCAGCTCCTTGATTCATAGAAAATCTAGCTGTATTTAAATTACCGCCATTAGCCCATGCTGCTGCAGTGAATCTACGTCCTTTTAAAAGACCAATAGTTGTATTGTACCAAATTTCTCCTACAACAGGATTAGTTGGATCTTGAGCGACCTGTCTTATTGATTGGCCTTTTAATGTTTTATAGGCTGTCATTCAACCTCCTTAATTATTCTTTAGGAGCCAACCCTGTGTGCTATCTACATACACTAAAGTATTTGCTGCTCTTTCTGTTGATACCGTTAAAGGATCTGTTGACCCTGCAATTTTTTCTGAACCGTTTTGATCGATTGTTAATGCATTAGTATCGAATGTTCCTGCATAATCTATAAATGATATTTCATCACCAATGCTTCCTGCAGGTAAATCCATTTCTATTGCACCACCTGTAGTATTAATAAAATAACCTTCACCAGCTACTGCTGTAAAACCAGAAGTTTTAACTGCTTGCCATGAAGTACCACCTGATACTTCTGAAAAAGATAATTGACCAACACCTGTTGCACCTGATCCTGATACTGAAGTTACTTTTAAAAATCTATCTGCTGTAACATTTCCAGTGGGAAATTTAAGTGTGTAGCTCTGCCCTGCGCTATGTGGGGGTGACTGCAAGTAAATCCCATGACTGTTATCTTCACAATTTAATCTAATTGTTCCTGGATTTGTTCCACCACCTATTTCTGTGTAACCTGTTCCATTTGGGTATAGTTGTGTATTACCATTAGCTGCATCAACAATATTAATGTAGCTTGAATTTGTCCCTGAGTTTGTAACTAATTTAAGATCGTATGCACCGTTAGAAGATATTTGTCCTACTTCTGATCCACCACCAATTAAAACTTGATCAGTATCTAATATTACATCACCAGTTCCATTTGGTTCTAATTCAATGTTACCGTTTGAAGTAGATACAATTTTATTTCCATTAACATCTAAGTCACCACCAAGTTGAGGTGATGTATCATCTACAACATCTCCACCTGTTTGAATTTCTATTATATTTGGATTAGTTCCATCGTCTGCTGTCGCTTGTACGATAGCTGTTTTTTTATTTGTTGCTGAAAAAGTAAATGAAGAACCAGATCCTGATGCATATTTAAACTGAACAGTGTACGCACCTGAAGTTGAATTTTTTAAAATATAAAAAGTTTGAACATCTAAAGGTATTGTAACAATCTGATTTCCAGATATAGAACCTGTAAACTCGATCATTCTGTGTGCAAGCTCTGCGTTTAATGATCCATCACTAACGCTTAATGCAGTTGTTTGTGCACCACCTGCTATAGATTTTTGAATATACCCACCAGTTATTTGTTCTATGAGTTGTAAATTTGTATTAGTTTTTGTACCCCATGTACCAGCGTTTTCACCAGTTGCTTGAAGTTCAACACCTAAAGGTGT